AACTGATCGTGTAGTCGTTGAACTGGACGCCGGTCGCCTTGCGCAGCAACCCGTCGACGCCATGCTCAACGCTCATTGACTGGAACAGCGATTGTCCGGGCTTGTAGCTCCAGGCATAGCCCGGCGTGCTCTCGCCGTCGCTGGTTGGTGTCGGCGCCGGGGCGATCGCGTATCGGGCCAGAATCGCCATGTCCTCGAAGCTGAGTTCGTCGTCATACGCGCCATCGAAGGCGACGGTGCCGAACTTGACGTTCTTGGAGACGTTGAACGTGCCGTCGCGGGTTGGCTTGGCCACGAGCGGGCGGTCACGGTTGACGGTCAGATTGCCGCCCAGCCGGAAGGTAGGCGCGACCGCGGTCCCGTAAACGGTCTCCGTGCCGACCTGAATCTTTTGAAGCTCGACCTCATTTTGAATGGTGCTGGTCATGGCTTATTCATCCTTCTCCGGCTCGGCGGCGGCGGCTCGTTCGGCGGCTATATCTTTCGGGACCAGCGCCTTGGCGACGTTGCCCGGTTTGGCGTGATCGTTGTAGAGGCGGTATCGCTTCTCGGTATCGTCGGCGGTAAAGCGGATGATCTCGGCGTTCATGGCATCGCGCCGTTGGACCGGGTCCAGTCCATCGAGATCGGATTGCGTCAGGTCGCGCGCGGGCACGCCCGCGATGTACTCACCTTCGCCCCAGTAGTAGAGCACCGTGTCTTTAGCCATTCCCAAATCCTCCTACACGGTCCACCGTGAAGATCGCGTGAATACAGGTCTCGACGTACTGCGTGTCCCCACTGATCGCGACACCAAATGCGGCGCCTTGACTCGGGTGACTGATCGCCGGTTCGTCGTAATGCGTCGTCGTGGCCAGCACGCCGTTGAATGTCCCGGCTGCATCGAGGGCCGCGATCACGGCGTCGGGCAGCGGATAGATCGTGGCGAAGCCGCTCGCAATGTCGACCGGCCGAATCTCGGTTCGAATCCAGATGTCTATGTCCCAGTCCACGCGGCGCGTGTTCGTCTTGCCCCCGGCTGCGCGCGGTCCCATGATCTCCAGGAACGCTTCCGGCAATGTGTCTGTCGCGCCGGGTGATTCCGGCGTGTAGGTATGCACCGTGGTAATGCCAGGCACGCTTTCGAGCACGGCTACCAGCGGGGCCAGGATGTCCGTCAACCCAGCCATCACAGGGCCTCGATTCGACCGGCGATGCGATCAGCGGCCCGCTGGTGTTCGGCCACGATTGCGGTCTCGGCTGCGATCAGGCCCTTGTCGGCGAACTTGGTGCCCTTGGCTGGTCCGACCCGCTTGCGAAAGAACTCCTGCCCGTCAATGAAGAAATGCAGCGCCTTGGCCTTGCGTGCCACAACCGGCCCGCGCCCGTCATGGACGGTGCGCGAATAGGCAAATCCCCGCGCGCTGCGGGCCCGCCATTCGACGTCGGTCACAATCGCGCTGCTAGATACCTTGGTCGTAATCGCCACGTCCTTGGCCAGTCGCCCGGTGTGGCTCTTGATGAATGTGGCGGCCAACCGCTTGACATGACCGCCGGACTTGTGGCCGGCCGTGGTCAGTTCGCCGGTGACGATCCGGTCAACCTGCGGCCCGCCCAATTCGCGGGCATAGTCGCGGATGTCACTCACGTCGACGGAGAAGGCATTGGAACCGACGAATGAGCCTCTCATCGCAACGTAGCCTCGACACTGTCGACCGGCCCCAGGTTGCCCGCATACGAGCCGTAGACGATTTCCAGCGTGCGCCCGCCGATCACCAACCGGTCACCCGATACAACCGGCGTATCGAGCCGGCCATTGAAGCGCACCGTATAACCGGGAACGCCGGACTCGGAATACGAATGAATGCCGCCATCTTCGGCCCGACTCAGTTCGTAGTGGATAGCAACCGTCTCAACCGGATCGGCCGATGCCCAACTTGCGGACTTGCGCAGGATCTCAGCCACGCCCGAACCGCCCTTGAAGACGGCAAGCATCCGGGCGAACTGGGGCCGCATATCTTCCATCAGGCCAAGCATTAGTAGGGGTACCCCGGATTGCCCATCGCCCGGGTAAAGGCGCGGGGAATCTCGTCCGCGGTCACAGTGCTGGCAACCAGCGCGGTCGCGTTGATACCGGCACCCAACGACAGCTCTTTTGCCAGAGCGCGGTAGTGCGTGACGAGCTGGCTCATTTGCGCCGACGCCCCACCCTCCGACACGTCGACCAGGCGGCTATACCGCGCCACGAGCCGCTTGCAGAGCGCAATGGCCGCGGCGGTGATACTGGCCGTTGCCAGCACGCCTCCCGGCGCCAGGGCCACGATCTCTTCATCGCTGAATAGCCACGCGCCCGTGCCATCCGCATCGGTGTCCTGAATCAGGAAGCGAATCTGGTAGAGCGGACCATCGACAGCGTCATCGAACGCATCCGGGTTGTATGTGAATGTGCCAAACGGATCGGCCATACCATCTCCGGACTAGGCGGCTGCGACTTGCGTAACTGACACGACGCCTGCCGTGCTGAAGCTCTGGCATACCCAACTGGTCGCGGTGTCGCAGCGGCAGACGACCAGCGTGTTTGCGCCGATCGCCGACTCAGCGCCCGCGCCCACGCCGCCATTGATACCGACCGTGGCCGGCGCGTTGGAGCGCAGCTCGTATCCGGTTGCGCCGTTGCGGAGCGCGACAACATGACCGGGTGTCGGAGTCGGCAAGGTGATGATCTTGTTGGCGTCATCACTGGTCACGGTCACGGCGCTGGTGCCGTCAGCGATCTGACCCGTGCCGGTTCCGGCCGTTGTCGCGGTCCGGGCTACGGCTGTGGCCTGCACGCCCACGTCGGACGAGATGAGTCCCACCGCCTGCAAGCTGCTGCGAAAGAATGCGGGCGAGCGCGAGAGGATATTGGCTGCCATTGCTGTTACTCCTGCGATCTGCGGGCCGGACGATCCAGCCCGCCGCTACGTCACGGTTAGGCGACGGCCGATGCGAAGAACTTGCCGAGCGTGGTCGCGGTGACTTTGAGGTCGTAGGCAATCTGCGCCTCGAACCGCCACGTCCGCTTCTCGGGAATGTAGAACTGGTAAATCTGCGGGCCGGTTGCGGAGAGCGCCGACTGATCGAGCCCGGTCCAGTTGAAGACGTAGCCCGCTGAGGCCGCTTCCATGCTGGGCCCGCCCCGCTCGGTGTAGGCGAGCAATGCCACCTTGCCGAGAATGAAGGCGGTCGTCTTGGCTTGCCCGGCCGCGTTGGTGGCCTTGACCGCATCGGCAACCAGGACGCGCTCGACACCGATTGCGCGGGCGATCTGCTCAAGACTGAGCATGGTCGTACCGCTGCCCGTGAACCGTTCCAACAGGCCCGCGTTGACGCTGAGTTCGGCGAAGACATCCGGGCCGATGATCAGCGTGTTCGGCCGTTTGTTGGTGGCCGCTTTCATCAGGTTCGATTGCAGCATGATGTCGCGCACCGGATCGGAGGCCGCGGCATTCCATTGCACGAACTGGTTCGCGGTCGGTCCGCTGGCCACGCCGGTCAGGTCGGTGTCCCAGATCGACGCGGCCAGGAACGCAGACGCTACTCGCCGCTCCATGTGCTGGTGCACCTGGCTGACGAGCAGGCGCACGATCCTGGACTCCATGTCGAAGTCGGCATTGGCGTCCACCTGATCGCTGAGGTCGTAATGCACGGCAAAGACTTTGGCGTTGTACGTGTCGTCGGAGAGCGTCATCTCGGTGCCGGCGGATTCGGTAGCCGGTGGCCGCTCTTGCAGGTCGTCCCGCATGAAGTACTCGTTATCGAAGACGTAATAGTTGTCCGACTTCTTCTGGACCGGGATGATCGGAAACGCCTGGTGCCAGATAAAGTCGGCGTTGTCCTGAAACATGCCAATCGCGAGATTGGTCAACATCTGATCAGCATGAACCTGATCGGCGGTTGGTCGTGGCATTGCTGTTGCTCCTTCTCTCTCTGATCTAGCCTATGTGGCCTTTTGCGGCGTGATCAGAAGGACCGGGATGAGATCTCCCGAAGCCGCGTCTGACAACGCAATGCCGCCCCAAAACTTGGTCGTGTCTGTGCCGATCACGCGCGCCACGGCTTTACCCGCTGCGTCCGGTCCGACATTCGGATTAGCGCTGACGTCGATGCTTCCACCGGCGTACAGGAAGGTGATCCCGGTGAACATCAACTCCGCCGTTTCGGTATC